TTAATACTAAATGATGATACTGCAACAATGCCAAGTGAGGCAGATGTAAATACTAAAATACAAGAATTAAAAGATGCAGAAATAACAAGAGAAAATAAAAAAGTATCAGGTAAACAAAAACTAAAAGACTTAGGTCTTGATGATGATGAAATAAAAGCATTGATGAGAGTATAAAATTATGGCAATAGATAAAATAACATCGGCAGGAATAACAACAAAGGACAAGTACCCTAAATGAGTAAAATAGAAGTAGATGCAATAGAACCACAATCTGGTACAAATTTAAACGTTGGTGGTAGCGGTGATACTGTAACTGTTCCAGGTAATGTTGTAAAAACAAATGCAGTTCAAGCATCTGATGGCGGAAATATTGTAAGCCAATCAGGAACTACGGTTACTTTAGGTGCTTCAGGTGATACTGTACAAGTTGCAGGAGGAGCTACATTTGTTGGTGGTGGAATTTCGTGGCAATCAAGTATTAAAACTGCAGATTTTACAGCAGTCGCTGGAGAAGCTTATTGGATTAATACAACAGGTGGCGCAGTAACAGTAACACTTCCTGCATCTGCCTCGGTTGGAGATCAATTAATTTTTTCAGATTATTCTAGAAGTTGGGCATTAAATGCCGTTACATTAAATACTAACAGTTTAAAATTTCAAGGAAACGCAACATCTAGCACTGGGGCTTTTCCAATTTATAATACAGATGGTCAAACAGTATGGATTGTTTATTCAGGAGATACTAAAGGTTGGATACCTCAGTCAGATGATGACGTAACTTTAGAAACTCCTCAATTTTATAATGTAGACTTTTTAGTTATTGGTGGTGGTGGCGGTGGCGGCCAAGATTCACCTAAAGGTGGTGGTGGTGGCGGTGCCGGTGGGTATAGAAATTCTTTTTCTTCAGAATCGTCTGGTGGTGGAGGTTCTTCTGAAGCTGTAGCAACATTTGCTGCAGGCACAACTTATACAGTTACAGTAGGTTCAGGTGGTGCTATAAATACTAATGGATCAGACACTACACTTTCAGGTTTAGAAGTTTCAATTTCTTCACTTGGTGGAGGATGTGGAGGTGGTCCTGCTGTTGGTAATGGTGGCTCTGGTGGAGGTGGTTCTGGATTAAATAATAATACTGGTCCTGCAGGAACAGGGACTTCAAATCAAGGTTTTAATGGTGGTTCTGGAGTTGGTGCAGGTTCTTCTGCTGGTGGTGGAGGAGGTGGAGCTGGAGAAGCTGGTAACACTGATGGTAATTCTCATGGTGGAGATGGATTATCTTCTTCAATAACAGGTTCAGCCGTTGATAGAGGCGGTGGAGGTGCTGGTCAATTTGATCAATCTTCAAAACCAGGTGGTACTGGTGGAGGAGGAACTGGTGCAGTTGCTGATTCTTCTCAAGCTGCTACTGCGGGCACAGCTAATACTGGTGGTGGTGGAGGTGGAGGAAATGCTCCTTCTAATGGTGCTGCTAAAGCTGGAGGTTCTGGAGTAGTTATTTTAAGAATGGCAACAGCAAATTATTCAGGAACAACAACTGGAAGTCCAACAGTTACAACATCTGGATCAGATACAATTATACAATTTAATGCAGATGGGAGTATAAGAGCGTAATGGCACATTTTGCAAAATTAGGAGCGGGAAATATAGTTGTAGCAGTTCATATTGTTTCAAATGATATTGCAACAACTGAACAAGCTGGAATAGATTTTTTAAACAATTTATATAAATCAAGAGATATTTGGAGACAAACATCTTATAATACTTACGCAGGAGAACATTCATTGGGTGGAACTCCATTTAGAAAAAACTTTGCTGGTGTTGGTTATAGATATGATCAAACAAAAGATGCATTTATACCACCACAACCTTATAATAGTTGGAAACTTAATGAAACAACTTGTATATGGGATCCACCAGTTGCTTATCCATCAGATGGTAAAATTTATATTTGGAATGAAACAACACAACAGTGGGATTTAAGAAATGACTAGTACAATAAAAGTAGATAATGTTCAAGATACAGACGGTAATAATATTATTAACGAAAATGCTAATACTATTACTATCGGAGCTTCTGGTGACACAATATCAATTCCCTCTGGTGCGACTTTAGCTAACAGTGGTACTGCCACAGGTTTTGACTCTATTAATTGGCAATCAACTATCGTAACAGGTGCCACTCATACAGCATCTGCTAATCAAGGAATATGGATTGATACCACATCAAATGCTTGTAATCTTACATTACCTGGTTCTCCTTCTGTTGGAGATCAATTAATTTTTTCTGATTTTAAAAGAAATTGGGGAACTAATGCAGTTACTTTAACTTTAAATGGATCAAAATTTCAAGGATTTACAAGTCCAGATCCAGTTTATGATACTAATGGTGAAACAGTTCATATTGTTTATTCTGGTTCCACTCAAGGTTGGATTCCAATAAACGATGGTGCTGTTGCTGATGAAGTTCCACAAACAGTTGCAGCAGAGTATTTAGTTGTTGCTGGTGGAGGTTCAGGTGGTACAGGAGATGGATCAGGAGCTGGAGCTGGAGGATATTTAACTAATTATAGTGGAACTGCGGTTCAATTAACTCCAGGTGCATCATATACTGTAACAATAGGTGGTGGTGGATCAGGTGTTTCTGGAGGTCCACCTGCAAACAGGGGTAATAGTGGAAGTAATAGTGTTTTATCTGGTACAGGAATTTCAACAATAACTTCTATTGGTGGTGGAGGTGGTGCTTCTAAAAAACCTGGAGTTAGTCAAACTGGTTTAGATGGTGGTTCTGGTGGTGGATCATGGATAGGTAATAGTGCTGGTTCTGGAACTGCACCACAAGGTTTTGATGGGGAAGTTGGTCAATCACCTAACAACGCAGGAGGTGGCGGAGGTGCTGGTGAAGCTGGTGGTACAGATGGTGCTGGTTATGGTGGAGATGGAGCATCAAATTCAATAACTGGTTCAGCAGTATTTTACGCTGGAGGTGGTGGTGCTACACCAAGTTTACCAGGTGGAGATGGAGGTGGAACTGCTGGTCAAACAAATCCTGGTTCTTCTTCAAGCGCACCAGCAAATACTGGTGGAGGTAGTGGTGGTAGTAATGATCAACCTAGCGGTAATGGTGGAAGTGGAGTTGTCATTTTGAGAGTTCCAACAGCAGATTATCCTGGCACAACATCAGGGAGTCCAACAGTTACAACATCTGGTTCAGATACAATTATTAAATTTACAGGGTCAGGAACTTATACAGCTTAGGAAATTATTATGGCACATTTTGCAAAATTAGGAATTGGTAGTAAAGTTGAAAGAATTGAAGTAGTATCAAATGACGTTGCTACAACTGAACAAGCAGGAGTTGATTTCTTAAATAATCTTTATGGAACAAATGATGTATGGAAACAAACATCCTATAACACTATTGGTGGAGTGCATAAATTAGGTGGCACACCATTTAGAAAAAACTATGCTGGTGTAGGTTTTAAATACGACCAAACAAAAGATGCTTTTATTCCACCAAAACCTTTTCAAAGTTGGATATTAAATGAAACATCTTGCATTTGGGAAGCTCCTGTGGCAAAACCAGATGATGGACAATCTTATGATTGGAATGAAACTAATCAAACTTGGGATTTAAGAGAATAGATATAAAAAAGTGTGTGGTTTAAATGAATAATATCTGTATTATAGATAATGCTTTATCTATAAAAGAGTGTGATTTTTTAATAGAAAATTTAAAAAATAATATACAAGGTTCTTCTGGTAACCCTCATAATTATAATTATTGTGATATATCTTATGATGGAAATGATGTTTTACAAAATTTAACCAAACTTATTATTGGAGAATACACAAAATTATATCCTGAAATAAATTTAACATATAATAAATGGGAATTACAAAATTTTAAATTTAAGGAATTTATTCCTGGTAATTACTATAATAAATTTCATAGTGAACAAGCTTTTAATGAACCAAGAATTTTAAGTATTCTTGTTTATCTTTCTAATCATAAATGTGGCACTGAATTTTATAATGGAAAAGTTATACAATCTGTTAAAGGTAGAGCTTTAATCTTTCCAGCGTTTTGGACACATACTCATAAAGGACAACCATGTCCAGAAAATAAATACAGATATATACTTTCTGCATATGTTAATTTAATTGATGATAAATGATGAATAATTTAAAAGATTATATTTTGCATTTAAATAATTGGATTCCTAAAAATATTTGTCAAAAAAGTATTAAAGAGTTATCCAGTTATGATTGGAACAGGCACACATGGACAAGTTCACAAAGTTTTAAACAAGTGTCAAAAAACGGCAACAAAGAACTTGATGTGTGTTATGGATATCAATTAACTTTTTATAATGATTTAATGAATTTAACTTGGAAAGCATTAGAAAAATATATTGTTATTGATAAAATTGGTGGAGAAACTTTTGATGGTTGGAAAGGTTTTAGTTCAATTAGATTTAATAGATATAAAAAAAATCAAATTATGTCTAAACATTCTGATCATATTCATAGTTTATTTGAAGGAGAAAAAAGAGGTATTCCAATTTTAAGTATTGTTTGTGTTTTAAATGATAATTATCAAGGCGGTGAATTTATTATGTTTGATGATTATGAAATTAAATTTAAAGCTGGAGATTTAATTATATTTCCATCTTTATTTTTATATCCACATTTAGTTAAACCAGTTAAAAAGGGAACAAGATATTCTTTTGTATCTTGGTGTTACTAATGAGACAACCAATAATTCATTCTGTTTTTCCTATTCCTATTTATATGACACATATAGATAGACCCTTTACAAAACAAGAATTAAAATTTGTAGAAGATCAAAAAAATCATTGTAATAAAAATACAGGTAATATTAATACAAAAGATAGTTACATATTAAATAAAAAACAATTTAAAAATATAAAAAAGTTTTTAGATAAATGCTGCGAAGATTATTTAAATAAACTTATTTGCCCTAAAGATAATATAAAACTTTACATAACTCAATCTTGGTTAAATTATACAGAGGAAAATCAATTTCACCATAAGCATGAACACCCTAATTCAGTTATATCTGGCGTATTATATTTTAATTCAGATAAAAATAACGACATAATTAAATTTTTTACCTCTGTTAGATATGAACAAATAAAGCCAGAAGTAGATAAGAGTAAGTACAATTTATGGAATTCTAGTTCTTGGTATTTTCCTGTAGAAACAGGCCAACTTGTTATGTTTCCATCGTCAACCACTCATCAGGTAGATGTAAAAAAAGGAACTAATACCAGAATAAGTTTAGCTTTTAATACTTTTTATAAAGGATCTTTAGGATCAAACGATAGTTTAACAGAGTTGATACTGTAGAAATATAGTATATAATCTTTAGATGGAGGCAGGGCACCACCACATACCCCCTGTCTCCTTTTAAGGATTATTTATGAGTTTAGGATTTGACGCAATATCAGCATTACCATTTGCTACATCGGGACCCGATTCAGATGTAAATGTTTCAGTAACTGGCAACCAGGTAACCATTAGTATTGGAAGTGCTGGAGTTATTGCGGATTCCGTAACAGAAGATTTAACACCAAATCAAGTAACTTTAGGTCTTGGAACTTTAAGTATTACAGCTGATGCTAATCATACACTTACAGGATCTCAAGTAACTTTAAATATAGGTAATTTTACAGTTAGCACATCCGTTGATGTTTTACCATCAGGTGTTGACTTGACCTTAGCCACAGGTAATGTTACAATAACTGCTGACGCAAATATAAGTCCTACAGGTTCTCAATTAACATTAGATACAGTAGAACCAGGAGTTATTACGTGGAATGATATAGTACCAGGAGCAACAATGGTTTGGACACCAATAAAACCGTATTAATATGGCATCAACATTTTCATCAGATTTATCATTAGAACTCGTAGCAACAGGTGAAAAAGCTGGTCTATGGGGAGCAATCACAAATACTAATTTACAATTATTACAGACAGCAGTATCAGGTTATGTAGAGGTAACTCTAAGTTCTGGTAATGTTGATTTAGACTTATCAGATGGATCAGCTACCGCGAATGGTAAGAATCTTTATATTAAAGTTGTCGGAACTTTATCAGGAGACGCAACCCTAACAATGCCAGCATCCACAACAGGTGGTAATGCTAACAGAGTATTTTTTGTAGAAGACGGAACTACTAGAGGCGGAGCTGCGGATAGTCACACTATAAAATTATTAACAACAGGTCAGAGTGCATCCACACAGGTACCTTTGCCAGAGGGTGCAAAAGTTTTGGTTTATTCTAGAGGTAGTGTTCCAGCTACAACTCTAGCCATGATGGAAAAAGGATTTACAGAAGTAACCGCAGCTAGTAAGACAACATATACAGCAGTGGCCGGAGATCAAATAGGTGTTGATACCGTTGCAAATATTGTGACAATCACATTACCAGCCTCACCTGCACAGGGTGATGAGGTAACAATAATGGATGTATCCGCATCAAATGGTTTTGGAACTAACAAATGTGTAGTTGCAAGAAACGGATCTAATATTCAAGGTGGCACATCTGATTTAGATTTAACTACAAACAATCAATGTGTTACATTAATTTTTACAACTGCTACAAAAGGCTGGCAAATAAAAACCAATAGCACATCATAGGAGTAAAACATGCCGCTTACTCAAATCAAGTTTGCTCCGGGAATCGACAAACAGGACACAAGTGTTGGTGCAGAAGGTCGTTGGGTTGA